GATCGATGATCGCGGTCGATTCCTGCAGCGGAGTGATCGTGCCGTGGCCGGACGAGCTCGCTTCGTTGATGCCGCGGAATTGTGGGGTCGGTAGAACAGCCTGGCGGTAGTAAACGAACACCGAGCCTTTCAGGCCTTCATACGGCAGTACGTCGAAAAAGTCCACCGATTTGGCGAACGTTTCGATGACGGGACGCCGGATATCTTCCTGCGCAAACGACTTTGCGTATTCGGCGACGGTGATCAGGTTATTGACAGGCATCGTTCAGGTTCCTTTTCAAATCAGGCCGCTTTGCCGCTCATACGTTCGGCGTAAGCCTTCTTTTCTCCGTAGGACATTTTTTCGTAGACCTCCGGCGTGACCTTGCCGGTATCGACATCCTCGCCACCGCGTCGGAAGTTCGCCGCGCCCTGTGAAGACAGCTTCGCGATCATCTTCTCAAAAAACGTGACGTGATTTGATGTGGCGAGCGTGGCGATGATCGGCTTGACCTCTTCGGGCGAACCATTGGCAATGAGCCAGCGTGTCACCGCATCGATGCGCTCCGGCCCCTTGGCGCCGAGCGCTGCGAGATTTGCGGTCTTTGCGGCTTCATAGGCAGCAGTTTCGCCGGCGCGCATGGTGGCGACAACGCCGAGCGCTTCGGAAAAATCGGATTGCGACCAGCCCTTGGCGTGCGCCATCTCGCGCGCCATTTTGTAGAGCGGGTCGTTCGGATTGAGATCGACCTTGATGCCCTCGGGCGCGGTGAATGTTTCCGGCAGCTTGATCTCGTAGGCTTCCGGCGTCTGCGGCAAGGATGCTTTGCGCGAGTCCTCGGCGGCGACGCGGGTAGCATATTCGTTGAATTTCTCGACCAGTTCTTCCGGCGCCTTGAACGACTCGGGCAGCCATGCGGGGCGCTCAGCTGGCGGAGTCGCGGCGGCCGGGCTAGCGGGAGGTGTCTGGGTCGTCGTATCCGGCGACGTGGGTGTCGGCGGTGATACGGCGGCCGGGGCCGCGACGGGGGGCGACGGCGGCGGGGCCGCCGGGTCGGCTGAGGATGGAGTCGTTGGTGCTGTCGCGTCGGTCATCAATTCCCTCGGCCATAAGCCTCATCAGGTCTCGTGCCAAACTGCGGCGACCGTTCTGTTGGCGCAACGCACCGTCGTCTTGAAGGTCCATCACCGCTTCCAAAACCCGCCGCAAATAGCGATGCAGCAAGGCTCCATCATCGGTACGCGCAATCGCCTTGATTGCGTTTGTCTCCTGTTCGGTGAAACTGAGGACCTTTTCGTCGACGGTCATGCGGCCGGTCCTGGCGGCTGGTCGGGAGCACCGGCCACATGGCGGCTGCCGGCCAGAGGGGCCATCGCGGCCACGGCTTCCTTCACCTTATCGGCGTCGCGCATGACGAGTAGCGTGACCCGCATCTTGTCGAGGATCTTGGTGATGCTCTTTTCGCCATCGACATACATCTTGAATTCCTCGGGGAAGGCTTGCCCCAGGAACTGAACCGCCTTCATGGTCATCGCGACTTCCTGCTGCTCGGCGGCGGCCTGCGCCGGATTGCGTGGCATCGTGGCGACCGCGCGACCGTCGACTTTGAGCGGCTTGATCGCGCCGGACTGCTCGAGCAGATGCTGGAACCGCAGGAATATCTTGGCCGGGCCCTCGCGCCAGAACGACAAACCTGGGGTGCCGATACGGCGCTGGGCGCGCGCCATCTCGTCCAGCCATTGCCCGAGCGTCGGGGGGGTGTCGCCCGATTGTTCAGGCATATCGACGTAGAACAGCTTCTTCAGCTTTTTCAGCTTGTCTTCGTAGGCGTAGGTTGCCGGATTCGCCGGCGGAACGGTGTAGATCGCCTGCACTGCCTTTTCGTGGCCGGGCATGATCGGGTAGGCCATACGCGGCTCAAGGCCCTGTTCGATGTTAGTGAAGCTATCGCTCGGGTAGGTGATCGGCGGAACAAGTGCCAGTTCGGCATTCTCGATCAGCATGGATTCGAGTTCGTCGATCTGCCGGAACGACGGCAGGCCCTGGATCATCGGACCGATACCATGCGGCCAGTCCGACGAGGGATTGAACCGCGCCACCCATAGCGGACAGGAGCCCTCACCCTTGCAGGTTGACTGGTGCACCAGTTCGTTGCCGACCAGCACGACATGCTGCCAGGTCTCATCGCCTATATCTTCCCAGATGCGCCAGAACCCCCAGATGACCTGGGTGCGCACGGTCGGCTTTTTCCGAATTTTTTCTTTCAGGTCGCCGCGCATACCCTTCCAGATTTCCTCGCCAACGAGCTCGCGGACGTAGGAATTCCGGGTGTAGCGCACGGCGAACCGGTCATCGATTTCACCGTATGGCCCGAGGTTGATCTCAAGTTCGCGCAACGGAATCGCAGACACCGTGATCGCCGAGGACGGGTGCGGACGATCGATCCACGCCGCCACGGTGCCGATCGGCAGGTCAGGGTAAAAGGCCTTTGCCAGTTCGGGGTAGAGATTCGACGCCTTCATCGCATCGAAAATCTTGTTGTCGTCCTTCTTGATGTCGTCCTTCACCTTGTCCCATGCGCCGGGCGGAAGGTCCATGCCGGGTCCGCGCTCGCACCATGGCTGCGCCTCTGGCATGAATGTGTTGATCACCTCGGTGACGAAATCCTGAGCCAGCAAAAAGGCGACATCGGTATTGAGTTCGGCGGCGTCCAGCATGCGCTGCTGCGCCGGTTCGGTCATCGACGAGATCGTGCGCTGCCGCTGCGGCGCGCAGAAGAAATAGCATTCCTTGATGTCGAGTTCGATGTACGCCTTTTTCGACCGGCACTCAGCCAGTTTTTCAAGCGCCAGCTTCTGCAGCGGGCTTTCTTCGGGCTCTGCCGGCTTTGGGAGCTTCGCCATCAGACCTTACCCACGAATTGATTTGACGACGGATTCGGGGTCGACGGCGATGACATCCCAGCTAGCGCGAGCTTCGTTCCATAGCGCGCCATCAGCGCTGCGGTGTCACCACTGGCTTGGGTCTGCAGGGCCTTTAGTTGTTCCTGCTGGGCCTGCTGCTGTTGAATAGCCAGATTGGGATCTGCGGGTTGCTGGATTGTTTTGGCCTGCATCGTCGGACAATTCGCCTCCGTGGCGCAGACAGGACGCGAAAAGGGCATCGGGTCGCAACGCACCGCAGCGCAGGCCGACCAGATGCTTAACTGCGGTGGTGCAGAACAGGCCGATCCGCAACAGCGGCAGCGCGTCATCGCGCACCGGCATGGTCACCATGGCATTTCCGGTGATCAGTGCACCGAGATACGCCTTGGCCTCGACCGTATCGGGCAGCACCATGATCCGGGTGCGGCGGAATCCCATGTCGTAGATCAGCCAGACCCGCGTGTCCGGGAGCCAGGCAAAGGCTGAAACGTGCTTGAACCGCCCCATCGCGATCAGTGCAAACAGCCAGTGCTCGGCCTTGCGGTGGAAAACGATAGTCCATCGCGTCGGCTCGGAAGCCCGAAGCATGATCGCGTTCACGCCGTCACCCGCCGCATGGTCTTGCGGCCGGCCCATACCTTCATGCCCTTCGTCGGCTGGCCGCCCATGGTCACAGCCCGCCCCTCGCCGCCACCGAGCAATTGATTCTCGAATGCCTCGCAAACGTGGCTATACTGGTTCTTGTCAGGCTCGTCGGCGTATCGCTCACCTGATATCCGTAAACGCCGCATGAAGTAGCCGCCGGATAGCCCGGTGATCAGCGTCACGCAGCCCGGATCGATCAAGAGTGACGATGGCCGGCCGGTCTGGGAGCGCCGCATCAGAACACCATTAACGGCCTCCCATCGGATCGACCGCATGTTTTGCGGATTCGGCGCCGGCAATACGGTCATGCAATTTTCGGAAAACACCTGGAACGGCGTTTTGTCGGTGGCCTCGCCGCGGTGATTTCCGGCGGGATCGCCCCAAAAATTGAATGTGAATCCGGGATATTGCTGGGCCAAATAGGTTTTCAGCAGTGGCGCAAATTCTACCGCGCTCATGTCGCGGCCGATATATTCGCGCTGGATGAACCAGTCGTTACGCAGCATCTGACCGATCGAGGCAGCAGGCTGTCGGCCGAAATCGAGGCCCACCGTCACCGGCACGCCAGGTACGATCTCGAGCGGGCGCTGCGACACGTTCACCTCGCGTCGGAACTGCGGATAAACGGGCTTGCCATCGGTCACCACCGACGAGCGGTTCATGATGTTAGCGTCGATCCACGATTTAGTTTTGCCGGCGATCTTCTCCTCGTAA